TAAGATCTTGAGCTTCATCAACCATCAAAACTTTAAAAGGTAATGCTAAACCTGACTCAATATATTTTTGTACCATGTCTGTAAAATCTAATCTATCGTTTTTAAACTCACCTGGATTTGCTTCATAAGTTTTATATTGTTCATATCCCGCGATGATTGATTTAAATTGTTGTAGTCTAACTTTCTTTCTAGGTTCTTTTTTGTATAGATCTATTGGGTCCATCTTCATGTTTCTTGCTCTATCATATATCTGTAAAGACCAATTATTATAAACTCTTTGATCGTCCCAAGTTGGTTTATAATTAAGTTTTACAGTTCCATATTGTGTATGAAACTGCAGCATGTCTACTTTAGGATCTAGCACGGGTATGTCTGCAAACTGCTGTCTTGCTAAACTATGTAAAGTTCTAAAGTATTTGAAATCATCTTCATCGTAACCTTTGAATTGTTTTCTTACTCTATCTCTACACTCTTCAACAGCTTTGTTTGTAAATGAAATATAACAAATTTCATCAGGTGACATTCCACGTTTAAGAAATCTTTCAACTCTTCTTAATAGTCTATGTGTTTTTCCTGTCCCTGGTGGCCCAAAAAATTTAATTGTTTTCCCATGGAGCTTTTGCTTTAGTAAATTTGACATCTTTGTTTCTGTGTTCTGTTTGTTTTGGTAACGTGGCAACCCAGTGTCTTGCTTGGATGCCTTGGAATTTTGCTTTTTTATCACAACCAGCTCCCTGTAAGAATACTGTACACTCTTTTTCTGACCAATTGTAGCCTTGTTTTTTCATAAACTGTCTAAATGTTTCTAGCTTAAATCTAATCTCATTACCATCTTGATAAATATTATCATGCTCTATTTGGTCAAACTCCGTAATCGTATCTGTATCTTCAAAAAATTTAATTATTCTTGTGTTAAAAACTTCTTTTTTTTCTTCTTCTCCATCAAATCCTTCCATATCTTGTTTGTTAGATATTAATTCCTCTAACCAATCTCTGTATGGATCGGGATCTCTTTTGCTCGGTCTCAATGGTCTCCATACAATATCGTAGTTTAATAATCGTTCTCCAAGTAATTGTTGTTGGTATAATTGTTTAGTATCTAGTTTAACAACTTTACCTTGAATAGGTAATAACCAATAAGGTTCAGGATACGAATTTACTTTGATTAGTTTACCAACTTCAGGAATTGCTTCATTTAAACCAATACCAAACTTTCTTTTGGCACATTGTGTCGATCCGTTACAATACATTCTTGCTACAGATGTTCCACATTTGTAAGAATAATCTTTTTTATCAACTTGTTCTATAACTTTAGCAATCTCTTTTGGTGTAAGAGGTGGCACACATATTGTTTTATTCATATCTCTTATCTGTGCTTCCCAATAATCTTTATCTTCATTAATCTTTTTGCAAAGCACACCAACGTTAAACATCGCATCATTACGACCCTCTCCTTCTCTGACTTGATTTCTAACAAATTTATTTACGCAGTTAGGCCATTGTTTGTCTTCGTTGTCCGTTGCTGTCTTAAGTTTAGAAAATTGTTCTTTAGTAATTACAAACTGTTTTACATACTCAATATATTTATCAAATGATAAACTTTGTGCTTCATCATCCATTGCACATCGTGTTGGAAATTTGGCATTATAATAAGGTAGATTTACAAATTGTCCTTTTTGTTTATCGTCCCATTTTTCAGGAGTTAGATCAACCGTATCTTGTGCAGGAAATATATCTGTCTTTGCATCATTAACACCTAAATCAGATGCAATAGCTATCATCTTTTTTCGCATGTCAGATGCAGGCACAGCCTCCGCTAAATGTAAAATTAAATGTAAACCATTTGATTTTGACCTGTACGGCACAAATGGATATTTTCTTTCTCGAATAGTTTTAATAAATTTTTTATGATCAATGTTATACCTATCAACATCTATAACACCCCAACTTGTTGTGGAGTCATCTCGAATTGGCACTGTTCCAAAACTATCTTTACCCTCTAGATGATCAAGCCAGTTTTGATCTGTCATTGGGATAGGATTTATCCAACTACGCCATTCATCTTTACCGTCAGATCTTTTCTTACCTAACTTTTTAGATTGACCATGATATGTATCAGACCCTTGGAACAGCTTTTTAAACTGCTCCAAGGATTTACTAAAATCCATATTTAGAATGGTGTTTTAGCTGATTCTTCTTCTTGGCCGTGTTTTACTTTAACACTACCACTCATCAAAGATTGTCTAAACTTATAAGCTCTATTAACTAAGCTTTCGTCTTGAACTAATCCTTCTGATGTAATCTCCCAACCATACCATGATCCTAATTGGTTTTTCTCCAAAACAGTTTTCAATCTGTATTGTTGAGTAAATGGTGCAGGTCTAAAGAAACCTTTGCCATCTTTTTTAGGTACTTGCATCATATTCATCATTGAGTTCCACTTTTTAGATTTTTTTCTTTGAGTAGACTTCATTGTGATTAATGCTTCGCTGGCCATACTTTCTTCGACTACGACTACAAAGTGAGAAGCGGTCTCTTCTATGTAGTTTCCAGATTCCAATCTATCTTTACCGTCATCACCTCTATTAGTTTTAGACATGATATCACTATCAGCTGGATAGATATTTCTAGGTGCATTACTACCTTCTTGTCCTCTGTCCGCCCATTCAATGTATTCAAACTTGTAATAAGCAGGTATCACCAAGATTCCTTTATTACCGTCATAGAGTTTATCTGTTACAGTATTATAAATCATTCCTGGTTTTGCAGCTTCAATATACTTAGAATCCCCAGCTGTCACTTGTGGTGATAACTGTCCTAAAATTTTAAGAAATGGTAACTGCAGTGATTTGCTATCAATGTTTTCAAAACCTTGATCTGCAAATTTTTCGATGTCGATTGTTGCTACTTCGTTTTTCTTTTTTGTAGCTACGTCTTTGCCGTTAGACATGTTTACTCCTTCGTTTTTAGTTTAGCTTTATTTGCAATATAGATACCAAATAAATCAAACGGGAGTTCCTTTCCTTTTTCAACTTGTTCTTTAGCAAAAGCTTTTAAAGTCATAGGTTCAACTTTTTGCTTCTGCAAATATTTAAACCCATGTTGCTCACATACTCTTACTAATTCTGCAACTTGATTGTCTTGTCCTCTGTTAAAAGTTGTTGTGACTGTGTTCTTAATTAAATCTCCAAAACCCTTATCCCGAAGCCAACTAAAAGCTTCATCGGTACGACTCTCAGGTATTCTAGCACCATAAAAGGGCTTAACTTCAACTTGCGTACCATCTGCAAGTTTAATTGCGTTAACACCAGCTTCTTGCATAAGCTCTGGTATTTTACGTTCCTGATAATCTTTATATTTAGCTTTTTTTACGGAAAGTGCTTCCTCTGCTTGGTCTATTTCATTTTCAAGTTTTTTCATTTCGTTGCAAGCGTCCGAGATTGATTTCGTGCTAGCAGTATCAACTTCTAAATTTGAAAACTTTTCGATATCCATATCTGATTCGGTT